ATATTATGAGAGACAAATTGAAAAAATTGATAAAAATTTGGAACATACGACAAATGTGATTAATGGTAAAATTGATTACTTTGAAGAACAGCTTCAAAACATGGAAAAGGAAAAACATTCTCTCGGGTACAATGTTGAAAAACTTAAAAAAGCACTCGAGAGACGTAATACTAATGAAATTTTTGATATGTTTGAATACGTTACAAACGCGATTGTTATTCTAAATGAAGATCTAAAATCTATTTCTTCGAAAGCAGGTGAACCTGTTTAATGAAGTTCTTATTGCGTCTAATTTTTGGGTCAGCAGCGATGAGACGGAGAAGGGCCGCCGTTGGTATTTTTGGGCTATTACCTGAAGGCTTAGGAGTTTTCTTTAATTTCTTCTTAGCGTTCTGGAGTTGTTTAGTAGTTGGCATTATACTATACATTGGTAAAATTTTTCCTCACCTATAAGTATATGAAGAATAGACAAAAGATTCAATTAATGACTCTGACTCTTGTTATACTTGTGGGAATATTAGGCTATAATTTGTACAACCCCAAAGTTGTTGAGATTCCAGTGGAAGTGACTGTTCCGGTTCAGACACGTCGTCCACCCGTCAGGGAACCGGAATTTAGGGGTCCACCTATTAAACAATACAAGCCTGGTCACATGCAACAGATGGGTATCCTAATGGGACCCGATGGAGAGACTCTCCCTCTCTATGGTAAGGAGGTACGTGGTCGCCGTGATCGCTACAATTACTACACCACCACTGGAGGTGAAAACTTATACCCAGTGTCAGTCTCCCACAATGCGAGGGATTGTATGGAAGACATTGGATGCCAAGAGCTATACGGAAATGAAACAGTCACCGTATTGGGTAAGACTGGTTCATTCACTGTAAATATGTATCGCACTGATGATTTCTTTTAAGCTGCGGGTTCCTCAACGGGTTCCTCAACGGGTTCCTCGGCGGGTGTGGCCTGCTTAACACGTTTCTGTACGTCATTTATAAGTGAACTCGTTTGACTAGAAGAACAGCATGCCGAAAGAGCACAAGCTGCTAATATAGGGGGTGATTTTACGGGTATCTTCATCATACCCATAAGGCCCATCACTGAACAAATTAAACATGCGATTGTGAAACCGAGTTGGGTATTACCCATTGGGTCACCTGACGTCTTAAACAGATTTCCAAGCATCTTTATTATACATCAACAAAAATTATTTCGTAGACTATCATATTCTCTAGTTAGAAAACCAGTATTCCCAGATATTCTCGCCTTCACCCTTAAAAGTTCAATCACCGTGTCATCATCGAGATGTTTAAGAAAATCCACCTTCGCCTCGATGTCGTCAAGTTGATGAGACTCCTTTTTACTCTGTACGTACGGCCACGTATGTTTTCGTAATGACACAAGTTCTTCTTCAAGTTTTCTAATTCTTGGAAGAAGAATCTTATGAATTAACACCTTAAGCTGGTGTGTGTCACTCATATTACCGTAAGTGCGTTTTTTATCTTTATACACAATAAGATGTCACTCCCACAAGGTAAGCGTGAATTTATAAGAAAGTTAGTAGCGGGTTTGGATAATCTAATGGAAATTACACAAATTGCAAATCAAATTGGGATTAGCCCAAGAAACGAAATAGAAGAATTTATAAAAAAACATTTTCTTTTTCAAACTGATACGGGTGAATATAGTGTAAACAAAGTTGCATTCCGTATGGGTGTCCAATCCCTAGATTTTGATATATTATCCAAAGTATTGATGCATTTAGACAAATTAAAAATTAAACTTAAAAATGTATTTGATAGGGCGAATCTAAACCCACTCTATTTCGATCAGGAGGGTATGTTATACGCCAGACTTATTGAGACGGGTGATCTGAAGACTTTTCTTGATCTGATTTTATATTGATTTAATAATCTCAACCAAGAGTAGATGCAGTATCTTGAATTAAAAAACAAAGCCAAGAAGCAAGGTCTTCGGATCACCAAAACTGTCAAGGGTAAACGTGTAAAGCTCTCAGCTAAGGAACTTCGTACCAAAATTAGGATGAACTTTGATAACAGTGTGAAAAATGCACAGAGAGTTATCAGAGTGTGTCAAACTATAGTTGCTCCAACCGTGGTTCGTGCGGGTATTCCTCCCCCACCACCTCCCCCACCCCAACGACGAGCACCAGTAGTAAATGCTCGACGCGCTAAACTCATGGCTGAACTGAAAAATGTCCTCAAAAAGAAGGGAATGGCGGCCTAAATTAGACTTTCGTAACAACCATTGATTTGATGTTGGTACACTTTTGATCTGAAGGGCCACCTAGGGTTATTTTTGTACCACCTTTGTCCACCTCTGAATATGTAACGGCTTTAAAACCTTTTGGTACGATGATAGATTTGAATCCCGTGGTAATCTCCACATCAGCTTCTTCGAAATCATCTCCTTCCCCTATTTTCATCTCAATTTCATCCTTATAATCACATTCCATGAACATAGTGACATAAGGTGCAGCCTTCTTCTCAGCTATAAATTCTTTCTTAGCCGTCTTCTCCTGTTCTTGTTTAAACATGTAAAACCCTCCACCTACAGAACTCATGAGAGATGAGAAGGCACAAACCATTAAGGCTATCTCAGCCATATTATAATCTATATACATTATAATATGGCCGCCATTGCTGCTGTCGTAGGACTTTGCTGCTGTTCTTCTTTATCTGCTGCAGGAGGCTGGTTTGGTGGGTTTATCTCAGGAACCAAACCTCACTTTATTAAAACCGTAAAAATTTCTGAAATGGCAGATATCGTGAAAGGTTTGAAAACATACAAAGAAGACGACAAAGAATATAAGAAAAAAGCTATGGATGAGGCTGAGAAAGAAAATGTTACGGATTTAAATGATGAACAAAAACTCGAATTAGTGAGAATACTTAAGATTGGTGCAGAGAACCTTCGCGCTGGCGCACACGGTGGGATATGTGATAAAGTAAAGGAAATATTTGGTAGTATAGAGGAAAACAAATATCAACCCATTTTCAAGAAATATCCAGATGACATTTTTACACTCAGTGGTTCAAAACGTAAAAATGAAGTATTTGAAGAAGAGATTGGATTAGATGATAACTTTACTAAAGGTGATATGGACGAAGGAATAAAACTGTGTCTAACATCAGACGAAGATTTTGAAAAGACGGACTTTGAATTCAAACTAAATTAATCCCAAAACGTTTCTTCATGAACTTCTCAACACCCTGAAACGTAGGAAAACTCCAGAGGTACCAACGGGACCAAAAACCAGCCCCGTCGATACCACTCATCTTCCAATTCTCTTTGTCGCTCCGATCGACATTTAACATTTTTGTTTGGATCTTCTTGGGATCTCGTTCTTCTATGGTTTGTCTGGGTACATGACCCCCATGTCGGAGCACATAGGAACGCATACGTGAAGGATTCTTGTGTTTGGTGTAGTCTGAGTATCCACTGGCACCAAAGTCAACAGTCCTGCCGTCTTCTAGAGTCGCCCTGAACTTCTTTTTAGGGTTAGGGCTACGAATAATCTTGACGCGCATACTTATATTTTACTAAGATTTTTACTTACCGCAGCAGCTGTACCCCTCCTTCTTAGCTTGGGGAAGGAAGAAGAGCTTTTCGGGGCCACGCTTGATACGGTACATGTGGTCGTACATGTGGAGGAGACCGACAGTGAGCGCGAGAGTGGCGACGACGACACCGTTCATCTTACGCGCAGTGAAGGCATAGCCCGCGATGAGAGCGACGAGAACCATCTGGACGATGGTAAGCTGGGGGAGAGCAGGCATAGAGAAGCGAGACTTGGTAGTCGCGACCTCCTCGGTGGGCTTGGGCTCGGCATACATGGACTTGGGGTATCCGGGCATTTTTATTATCTACTGAGAAAATAATGTGGCGGTTTATGTTTATACCCATGATGATGGTCCTGTATGATTATGTAAAACCACCTGTCGACCACCTTTACTTTTCAAATGTGTGGCGACCACTCCTTGGTATACAAAATACATTCCGAGAAATGGTTAAGTGTCTATCAGAGTATGATGTAAAGAACTACCCTGGTCTTCTTCTACTGAAACTTCATTATCCCAAGTTACGTGAAGAGTTTGAAAAGGTTTCACCGACTCTAGAAAAGACGTGGTACCATGATACTAACCCGTGGTTTGAAAAAAATGACGGGTACTATTTTTACAAGGCTGAACAATTTCCACTCCTAAATAGTCTCATTCGTCAAATACCATGTATAAATAGAGAGGGTGCTTCATTTGCGGTCATAGAGGGTCCCATGGTCTTACATCCACATCGCGCTGAATCAAATGAACTCTTAAGATATCAACTCACAATACACGGTGATGGGGATTGTAGCCTGTACACTGAGAATGGTAGGCACGTACACAAAGAGGGTGAAGATATCCTCTTTGACCACGCGAGATATCATGAACTGATGAAAACCAGTGACGGTCGAAGGGTTGTACTCATCTTGGATATTCACAGGTGATTGTGACACACTGCTTCATACATATCACTCCCACCGATAAGTTCTAGGGTTTTGTCTTTGACAATCCTCTTGGTAAAGGGACCCGGTGTTCCATCGTTACAATGCATACACAGTGCTGAAAGTTTAGTTACGTCACTTGCGAGAGGGATACAATCTATGAGTTCACCAAACTTTCTTTGAAAGCAGTCTCCATCAAGACCTGCGATAATAATCGATTTTTCTAGGTATAAACACCCTTCTATGAATTTTTTGAGTCTGGGGAAGAATTGTGCTTCATCTATGGCTATTATATCAGCCCGCTCAAATTCATACGTATCGATAATGTCAAATAGGTCATACACTTTGTGGCAATTAAACTTAACATTGTCATGCGTTTTCAAAACTTCTTCAGGGGACCTAGTATCTTTCGCTGAGTTGACAATCATGACTTCCTTACCTATGACTTTTAGACGCTTAAGTCGACGGATAAGTTCGGAAGTTTTACCGGAAAACATATTCCCCATAATAATCGAAAGTCCCATCTCAACTAATTATTATAATATTGTATTTTTTATATGGGTGAACTTCACAGAGCTGTATATAATGGGCACGTGGGATATTACAATCCTAGGACAGGGCGTGTCAGGTTTGGGAAATGTATTTACCCAAATATCGCTTCGGCTATAAAATATCTTAAGACAAAGTAAGATGAACAGATTTGTCAATTGTACAGCTCTTACTGTGTCATTATCTTATATCCTAACAAATATCCAGAACCGTTCAAATTTTAGAAAGGAATATGTCATACCACTTATAGCTCTTTTAATGACAAAATATATTGTTGGTGATTTCGATACGGGTTATACCTGGACATTGAATGATATTATTTTCGTTTCGTATGTTTTATTACTATCATATGCGGTAGTAAGATTTTCTAAGTAAAAGGTAAGATGCCTCTCACCGATGCTCAAATTGCTCGAAAAGTTGGGCAACTGCGTAGAACAGAAGGTCAAATCTATGCACCCCTCAAATACTTCAGGGGGCTGGAGACTCTCAAGGAGGTTGAAACTCGTTACAAGAAGATGCTCAAAAAGGATTACACCAAGTTTAGAACAGACGAAGGACGAAAGACGAAGACTTCCTCCTACACCCAAAAGTTCAGGAAAAAGTATGGACCAGAGATCAAGTCTCTCCCTGAAATTGCTAAGGCTACTGGCATTCCTCTAAAGACTGTGAAGACCATCTACAATAGGGGACTCGCTGCGTGGAGAACCGGGCATCGTCCGGGAGCCTCTCCACAAGCGTGGGGGTATGCTAGGGTGCACAGCTTCGCCACTAAGGGGAAGACGTATTATACGGCTGATAAGGATTTGAGATCCTAATCCATCTCATCGATTGTGGGACCCTTCACTTCCTGACATGACGTCAAGAGGTCAGTCAATTCTTTCTGTTTATGTTCAATCTCATCAACTTCTGCAGAACGGTTGTTTTCAATCCATTGGATAGTCTCGTCAACCTTTTCCCGAATCTTCGCCTTGTTGTCCTCACTCAAGGTACACTCTTCACCATCAATCATATTACGCATACCATAGGCTGACGTTTCCAATCCATTCATAGCAGTTACCTTCTTCTCGTACGCCTGGTCTTCCTCCTTGTACTTTTCGGCATCCTGGACCATGCGTTCGATTTCTTCCTTAGATAGGCGTCCCTTATCGTTTGTGATAACAATCTTCTCTGACTTTCCAGAAGCCTTATCCTCGGCCGACACATTTAGAATACCATTCGCGTCAATGTCAAAGCATACACTAATCTGTGGAACACCACGGGGTGCCGGTGGGATACCGGATAGTTCGAATGTACCCAACAGATGATTGTCTTTGGCACGAGCGCGTTCACCTTCATACACTTTGATGAACACACTAGGTTGATTATCGGAATAAGTGGAAAAAACTTGCTCTTTTTTCGATGGAATCGTCGTGTTGCGCTCGACGATCTTCGTCATGACACCTCCAGCAGTCTCGATCCCAAGAGACACCGGAGCAACATCCAGAAGCAAAAGATTCTGGACGTTATTGTTGTCAACACCTGAAAGGATGGCAGCCTGAACAGAGGCACCATAGGCAACAGCTTCATCGGGATTAATACTCTTGTTCAGTTCTTTACCATTGAAGAAACTCGAGAGCATCTGTTGAATCTTGGGAATTCTTGTCGAACCACCAACCAAAACAACTTCATCAACCTTCGACTTGTCCATCTTCGCATCTCGAATAACCTGTTCCACAGGTTCCATACACTTTCGGAAGAGGTCGGCATTCAAATCCTCGAAACGAGCGCGGGTGATCGACGAATAGAAGTCAATACCTTCAAACAATGAATCAATCTCGACTGTTGTCTGTGAGGTCGACGATAGAGTACGCTTCGCCCGCTCACAAGCTGTGCGAAGACGGCGAAGGGCTCGTGCGTTTCCGGAGAGGTCCTTCTTATGTTTCCGCTTGAACTCTTCGGAAAAGTGACGGAGGAGGCGCGCATCAAAGTCTTCACCACCGAGATGTGTATCACCAGCGGTCGCCTTCACTTCGAAAATGCCACCTTCGATGTTCAGAAGTGAGACATCAAAGGTACCTCCACCAAGATCGAAGATGAGTACAATCTTATCTTCATCCTTATTCTTATCGAGACCATAGGCGATGGCAGCAGCTGTAGGTTCGTTAATAATCCGAAGACAGTTGAGACCCGCAATGGCTGCAGCATCCTTCGTGGCCTGTCTTTGTGAATCGTTGAAGTACGCAGGAACAGTGACAACCGCATCCTTCACTGGTTTGCCCATGAAAGACTCGGCAATATCCTTCATCTTCGTGAGTACCATCGAAGAAATCTCCTCTGGTGAAAATGTTTTCCTTTCACCATGAGATTCAACATTGATCATAGGCTTGTCACCTGGTCCAGCGACAACCTCATATGACCAATCTTTCATGTCACTTTGGACCTTTTTATCTGAAAATTTACGACCGATAAGACGCTTCGCATCGAATACAGTATTTTTGGGATTCATGGCAGTCTGATTTTTTGCGGCGTCACCGATGAGACGCTCATCATCTGTAAAAGCTACATAAGATGGTGTCGTGCGGTTACCCTGATCGTTTGAAATGATTTCTACACGATCATGTTGCCAGACACCAACACAAGAGTACGTAGTTCCGAGATCGATACCAATTGCTTGAGACATGTTATGCACTACATAGACACCAAATCTTTAAAATAATTTAAATCTCTTTATTAATTAGATATACAGCCAACAAAGATCTGCGTTAAATACAAGATGGTTCACCTAGACCGAATACATGAAGAAATTCGTGTTTTAAACATAAAAGACGAAACCTTACTATCGTTTCGTGTTTTTGAGAATTTCAATAAAAGACTGGATCATTTTAAGACGATAAAGTTGGGTATGTTCCCAGACCGCGTTAAATTGACTGAGGAAGAAGAGGAAGAAAAGCGGTATATCGATACGTATTTCAAAACCCTAGAGGAATTGTTTCCAGAATTAGAGGCTAAATGGCGGAGGAGATATTGTTAAAGAGTTGACACGTTTAAATATAAAATGGATAGTCCCCGTGCGTCACCTCGTTTCATGTCCATGACCAAGGATGAGAGGCGTCCGCGCTCCCCTCCCCCCGAAGAACGAATCTCTTGGAACGACTACTTCATGAAAGCTGCGACTTTGGCATCGGTCCGGTCTCCATGTGATAGACTAAAAGTGGGGTGTGTTATAGTGAAGAACAATAGACTCATAAGTATGGGGTACAATGGGTTCCTCGCTGGTACAGAACATAAATCTATCGTGCGTTGGGGTCACGAGCAAGCCACGATTCATGCAGAGATTAATGCCATCACAGATGCAGCGAAGAGAGGTGTCTCCATCGATGATTCTGTGGCCTACATCACACATTATCCATGTATCAACTGTTTCAAAGCCCTCGCGAGTAGTGGTGTCAAGAAGATATATTACCAAGTTGATTACAAGAATGATCCAATCCTCGAAGATTTGGGTTACGGAATTTCTCTAATAAAGGTATAGGATGATACTTCTTGACCAAATAGCACGTTACATATCCAAAGATATCATGTTACCTACACGGTGTTACGCGACTAAAAAGCAGCGCGTATCGGTAAAGGATTGCTGTGATTGTAAAATTTTCTGTAAAAAACCACCAAAGGGATCAACACCTGCGGTGGTACTATTAAAGAATAAATACCCATAAAGAGTAATGGATCTTTCAAGTTTAACTAAAAAGGATCTTTCCAGGCTTCCCAAAAATCTTTTAAGTGTACTCCAAGATAAAGAACTCTCAATGGGTCAGAAAATGATGGCATTTAACATGTTCATACCAAATTTACCAGCTCCTCCAGAACACGACAAGGCGTACGACGAATTTTTAGAAGTTGGTCGTACGATTAAGCGTCTTGTGGACGAGGGAAAGATTAACATTAATGGATTGGACAAGGACTTTAAACTAAACATAATTACCAACTCGCAGTAGACACATGACGAAGTTCATTCTCCTTCTCATCAAATTGTGCGGGGTCAAATACAATCTTGCGCTTCACTTGAAACGTTTTCTTTCGTTCCACGTGAGATGTTTTATTACCTGATGCATACGGGATGGAGGAATGGTGTAGACAAATGCGCACCTTGCCATCATCGTTGCGCTTGTAGCCGAATGTATATTCAACCTCTGAAATCTCACCGGTTGTGGCACATGTAAACTCATATGTACCCATGGCATGTGCCACTTCACCGTGACAGTCAATCTGGTGATTATTGAAGATCACCCTACTGAAACCCTTTTTGGCATTGATGGCAAAGCCCTGATCTTCTTTGAAACCACCGATCACAGCGTCATTTCCCACGAAGTAAGACATAGCATCGTTAGCAGTGGGACGAAACTGTTGCTCAGTAGCTTTCGTGGGTTTGAAGAGTACGTTAGAATGGTCATATCCATACAACTCACCCGCGCGTTCACCTGCGAGACTCACGTAGTCACCACCAGTGAGGAAAGAGTTAGAAATATCCACGATGGATTGCGCCCAGAAGTTCTGCGCCTCGATGACTTCACGTTCGGTCACATGGTTGATAAGTTGAGAGGCTTCATTTAGATCAGAAAAATCTTCCATAACCTGTGTCATTGGTGGACGCCTACGAGTAGTTGACGATTTACTAAATCCACGAGCTGCATTGATTTCTGTATCATATTGTTCCGGGTCGGTAAATACTCGAGTTCTAACGTTGCGTGTAGGTGGGATCATAAAGGTGAGTGCGAAAGACATGTTTGATATCTAATGGTTCTATTCTTTATCTTTCTTTTGACCTGGGCGAATAGCCCATTTATTTTCCTTGTTAAACTTCTCGTAATCAATCTCTTCAATCTTAAATTTCTCCATGATGAACTTCTTTAGGGGATGAACACCCTTTTCAGAATCTTTGTTTTCTTCCTCGTTTGGGGGGCGACGCCTCCCCTCACCTGGAGCTTCAGCTGGTTCTACAAAATCATTCTTCTTGGCTTGGACACGGATATTGGGTCGTACGATATTAGGCTTTAGTGTAAACATTTTACTATGGGTAGACATTATCTTTTAATACATCTTCTCAAGTAACATTTGAACACGGGGACTACCAAACATTTTTAATAATTTAATTGCCTTTTCCTTATTCCAATAACTATATTTAAACCACCACCGTTGCTTATAACTATCCCATTCACAACCAAGTTCTTTTGCAATATCTTTTTGTTTAAAAGGGACAAATAGATATATTTTATCGTAACATTGTGGACACTTTAGACATTCTTCGCGATAATCTTCACAATAACATGGTTCACTTGATGTTCCCAATGAAAATGGTCTGGATTCTCTTCTACAAGGTCCACACTCAGATGTAATACATGTACTTTTAGTTAAAATTTCGTTACATAAAGGACAATGTTTGAATGTATCATCAACATTAAATAAACTATCTAAAATTTCTGGTAGGATCCTCATTTATAACTTAATGTGTTTAACTTTTAATAATGTATAATTCCATTGGCTGCGAGAGTCAGTTTTGCCGCAGTCATGACAGTAAGACCGATCGCAATTTGTGGGTACTCCACCTTGAGTAAACGACCGGCGATTGTCATGGGTAGAATCCACGTGACGAGTTGAAGTTGTGCGTAGTTCACGAGGTCGGGGTTAGGAAGTGCAGCTTGAACACACCTGGGCTGTGCGAGACGTCTGTTAGACCTCTTTCTCGTTTGAAGAAACTTTGTGGGAGTTTTCTGAATATTGACGGGTGCAGCGAGTGTTGCCATTTTTCTACATTTTTCAACATTCTAATCTTTAAACACCTAAGTGGAGCCCGACTCCCATAATAATCATTCAACATGTCTACTACCATGAACTCCCGTTCTATTACCGACTACATCCTCAAGCTCGAGAAGGAGAACTCCGAACTCCGTAAGGTTCGCGCCGTCCTCGGCGACATTGATTCTATTGAAGAGTCTCGAACCAAGATTGAGCAGCTCAAGAAGCTTCTCACAGAGGCCAATGAAGAGAAGGTCGATGCCCTCAACAAGCTCAACGACCTTGAGTACAAGTCTTCTCTGTACGACACGACCTCTCGTGTTACATCCAAGAGTTGCACTCTCAATCAAGGTCTTGTCAATCGTATGATTGATCTTGCCCGTGCCTCTAATGATTTCTACAAGTCGGCGACTTACCAAAAGGCTGCAGATGTTATCTCAAACCTGGACTACGAGGTCCAAACTGGTGAGAGCCTGATGCATCTCCTCGGTATTGGTAAGGGTATTGCTGCCAAGGTTGATGAGTACCTCGATGAGCAGGACTCTGACTATGAGGAGTCCGAGTGCTCCGACTCTGAGTCTATTGCCTCCAATGATGACGCCTCCTATGTGTCTGAGACTGACGATGAGGAGTACTTTGTCTCTCACAATACAGGGCTCGCTGAAATGATCTATGAGTATGCTGACAGGGCTGAAGATAATTTCAAGCGCGATGCATACACCAAGGCTGGTGATACCATCTACAATCTTTCTTACAAGATCACCAGTGGTAAAGATGCTATGAAGCTCCGAGGTATTGGAAAGTCCATCGCTAAGAAGATTGACGACTACCTCAATATCAAGAAGGAACCCTCCATGAACGAGAAACTTGCCACGTGTTTTCTCAAACTTGGAAACCTTGAAGAGCCTGTTTACAAGTCTGAGGCATACTGGAATGCGGCTGAAAAGATCCGAGACCTCGATTATGTTGTAATGAGTGGTGACGATGTCAGGCATCTCCGTGGTTTTGGACCCTCAATCTGTGACAAGATTGATGAATATATCAACACTGGAAGGATGCTGAGACTCGAAGAACTCAGCTAACCTTCTTTTTTGGTTTACGCCTGAGACGAGAAAGTAAATATACATAGAACAATAGACCGTAACGTACCATTTCTTAATAAAAACCTACATTTTTCTTCTTACCATCATATACATTTACAATTCCTGATTCTATCATCTTCTGATTTACCGATTGTGTATCACTTTTACGTCGATACACAGTCACGAGTGGTCGACCATATTTATCATTTTTACCACATTCAATCCACACTAAACCGTTCACCTTATTTCTGCACATAAATGGATTCCATAAGCGGTGAGGTGCGCGATCATCAAACCCACACTCTTCCTTAAACATGTCACGCGCAAGTATAGCCAAGTGGATATGGCGGTCTCGATCCACCATCCCAAGACTGGGTTTCATTTCGGCTGAGTCATACCCGAGAGTTCGAAAACTAAACTTTAGAGGACGACCATGTAACATGACAACAGCCTTGAACGTATCTCCATCATATAC